CGCGTACGGCGGCCTAGACCTGGCTTCTACGTCCGACTTCACGGCTTGGGTTCTGCTGTTCCCCGGGTCGCCTGATGATGAGAAAGCGGACGGCTTTACCGTCCTGCCTCATTTCTTCATCCCTCGCGCGGCTGTCGAGCGCCGTGCGCCTATGCAAGAGCATTTCAAGGGCTGGGAAGACGCTGGATACATCACGGTCATTGAGGGCCAGACGATCGACTATGACGCTATCGAGCGTCACATATTCGAGGACGGCGAAACGTTCCGTGTCCGATCGTTCGGCTATGACCAGTGGAACGCAACTCAGGTTGTGTATCACCTTGAGGACGCGGGCCAGCTGGGCATCAAGGTTCAGCAATCGGCTACGCGACTCAATGATCCGTGTAAACGGCTTGAAAGCCTGTTGGCTGACCGCACGTTCTACCACGGCGGGAATCCTGTTCTGCGCTGGCAAGCAGACAACGTTGAGCTAGATATTTCCGGTGAAGGTCTTATGAAGCCGTCTAAGGCGAAGTCTGGCGAAAAGATCGACGGTATCGCGGCCACGCTTAACGCTCTGTTCGTGGCGAATGTTCCGGTCGAGGAAGTACCTGAAGTGACGTTTATCCGCATGGACGACTTGGCTGACGATGAGCCAGGGCCTGACCGTGACGGCCTTGACGAATTCCTAGCCGCATGGCGCGGCGGACCAATTGATGACGACGACGATTGAGGGGGCCCAGTGGCTTTCGTACTGCAAGTGCTGGGCATCCTGGCATTCATCGGTTTTCTGTGGTTTGTCTGGCCCCCGCTGGTAATTCTCGGGTTCGCCGTTCTGGTGTTCCTAGTCGGCTGGGCGCTTGATCGCCCGATTCTTACGAGGGATGAGTAATGGGTCTGCGATCCTTTCTTGAGAAGCGGACCGTTTACACGGACTCCCCGGCTTCCCTCTGGGAGCGTGACTTCCCAACACTGACCGGCGCGTTTAAGACGGCAGCCGGGAAGCGGGTCAGTCAGGCTAGCGCTACGCGCATGATTGCCGTCTACGCTTGTCAGTCCTATATCGCTGACGGCGTTTCAACGCTCCCGGTTGATCACTACCGTAAGACAAACGGCTATCAGGAGTCGGTCCCGGCTGCGCAAACGCCTAAGTGGATTAAGCAGCCGAACCCTTATCAGACGGCTGTGGACTTCTGGCACCGCGTAGTTATCTCGCTGCTGAGCGACGGTAACGCTTTCATTTTCACGGCTCGGGATGACCGGGGAAACGTGGTCGCGTTGTACTGCCTGCATCCGGGCGATGTTCAGATTATCGACGGACCGGGCGGGAATAACCGCTACCGCGTGGCTGGCACTGAGGGCCCGCTTGAGAACGGCGAATACGACCGTTCGTGGATTCTCCACATTCCGGCTTTCACGGTCGGCGGAGTTTCGCGCGGACTGTCTCCTATCGACGTAGCCAGGGAAGCTATCGGCCTTGGGCTCACGATGGAGGAATACGGCGGGCGGTTCTTCTCTCAGGGAACCACAATGGCCGGGATCATTGAGCACCCTGGCTCTCCTAAGCCGGACGAGGCTCGGCTACTGCGGGAGATGTTCCGTAAGACTCACTCCGGCATCAAGAATTCGCATGCCGTAGGTGTGCTGACTGGTGGCGCGAGCTTCAAGCCGATCACGATCACTCCGGAGCAGGCTCAGTTCCTTGACTCGCGGCGCTTCCAGAATACCCAAATTGCGCTGCTGTACCGCGTGCCCGCGTTCATCGTGGACCCGACTATTACCAGCACGTGGGGAACTGGGATTGAGGAACAGCGCTCGGCGCTGGTCTCAGACACTTTCATGCCGTGGGCTATTCGGATTGAGCAGGCGATTTCTACGTTCCTGCTCGCTGGCCCGCAGTACATCAAATTCAACTTTGATGCCCGTATGCGTCCGAAGACTAAGGAACGCTACGAGGCTCACGCGGTCGCCATTAACAACGGCTGGATGAACATTGATGAGGTTCGGGCGCTTGAGGATCTTTCTCCGCTGCCTAAGGGCTTGGGTAAGAAGTTCTTTCGCCCAACGAATCACGAAGAGCTAGGCGCGCCTAAGCCGAAGCTGACGCTAGATAAGCCGGAGCCGGATAACTCCACTTCGGGTGAGAATAAGGATGACAAGCAAAATGCGACCTGACCTTTTTGAGCGTCGCTTCCTCCCTAGTGAGTTTGAGGTTCGCACTGCGGGTGACAAGCTGACCATTGAGGGCTACGCCCTTAAGTGGAATGTCCGCTCCGGGAATCTCGGCGGCTTTAAGGAGCGAGTAGCTGAGGGTGCGACCAATAAGACGATCAAGGAAGGCGATATTCGGGCTCTTCAGAATCATGACCCGAACCTGATCCTTGGTCGCACGAAGAGCGGCACTCTGAAGCTGGCGAATGACGAGACCGGTACTCATTACGAGATTGACGGTGACCTTCGTCAGTCGTACGTCCGTGACCTGGCTATCGCTATGGAACGTGGCGACGTTACTCAGTCGAGCTTCGGTTTCCGTGTCGTCGGCCCCGATGGTGATTCGTGGGATGAGGACGAGGACGGCAATATTCTGCGGACGCTGAAGGAAATTCAGCTGTTCGATGTTTCGCCGGTTACTTATCCGGCGTATGAGGACTCCACTTCTGGTGTTGCTAAGCGGGCAGCGTTTACACGCCTTGCTGAGAAGCGGGGAGTGAAGCTGGAAGACGTTGAGGTAAACCTTCGGGCCCTGGCCCTTGGGATTGAGCTTGAGCCGGACGAAGAGCGCGACGGCGTTTCTGACGAATCCACTCGTCTTGATATCCCCGATTTCGACGCAGACGACCTTCTGTTGCGTGCGCGTCTCTTGAATATCTAGTGAGCCGGTAGAAACCACTCACAACCGTTAATCAGCCCTGCCGCGAATGCAAGCGGTCAGGGCATTTCGTGTTGGGCAAATATCGGCCCATTAGCTAGGAGATTCCATAGTGGATTACAAGGCACTGGCTGAGGCTGCGCTTGAGGAGCGCGCCAAGCTGGTTACTGAGCTTCGCTCGGTTAACGATGACAAGACGCTGACCGATGCGGACAAGGAGCGGCGCGGCGCTGAGCTTAACGCTGAGATTGCGGCGAAGACCGCTGAGGCGCGGGCTGCGGTTGAGGACGGCGAGCGTGAGGCAGAGTCGCGCGACCTTTTCGACCGCGCGGGCAAGCTGGTAAATCCGGCTGGCGGCGGCCAGGAGAAGCGTTCGGAGCTTGACGAGTTCCGTAATGAGCTTCGCTCGGTTCAGGACCGTAACGGCGGCGACCTGGACCTGACCGTCCCGGCGTTCGACACTCGTGCGGCTGGCACTAACACTGCCAAGCTGACTGACAGCGCGTGGGCCGGTACCACGGTTCAGAGCAAGTTTGTCGCTGAGGTTCTTCAGAGCCTGACGGAGTTTTCTCCGATTCTTCAGTCTGGCGCTCGGATTGTGGTCACGTCTTCGGGTGAGAAGATGGAATGGCCGCTGAAGAACGGTCGCATTGTTGCGGCTGCGGTCGCTGAAGGCGCGACTTACACGAAGAGCAAGGGTTCGTTCACTCGGTTCACCCTTGACGCTTTCAAGTACGGCATTATCGCTGAGGCGACTTACGAAATGCTGAAGGACACTCAGCTGCCGCTTGAGAGCATCATTGCTCAGGATCTGGGTGAGTCGCTGGCGATTAAGACCGCTGTTGACTTCCTGAAGGGTGACGGCACTACGGGCCCGCAGGGTCTGGTTACCGCTACCACGCTGAACACTGCGCTTGCGAACCGTGCGGCTATTACCACGGATGCGCTGGTGACTTTCCAGCACTCGATTACTCCGTCTTACCGGCGCAACGCGAAGTGGTATGTCTCGGATGACTTCGTGCTGGCGGCGCGACTGCTGAAGGATGGTCAGGGCCGGTACGTCTGGCAGGACGGTATCCAGCTGGGCGCTCCGGACACCCTGCTCGGTAAGCAGGTTGTTACCGACGTGAACATGGACGTTGCGACTGGCGCGGGCAAGATTCCGGCGCTGTTCGGTGACTTCTCTAAGTTCATCATCCGGTTTGTCGGCGGCGCGACCGTTTCTCGCTCGGACGAGTACGGCTGGGATTCCGACATCGTGGCTTGGAAGGCGAACGTCCGGGTTGACTCGGGCCAGTCTGACGCTGCGTCGGTTGCGAAGATCACGCTCACTGCGTAATCGGTTTGAGGGGCCCCTACCACTCCGGGGGCCCCTCTTTCTTTTGGCGACTTCTGAATAAGAGAGGACCGATTATGAAGGTGCGTATGACTAGCGAGCTTTTCTACGCGGCTCGCATGAATGGTGTTGTCCTGCCGCATTACGGCGAGGTTGTCGATTTCGGCGATGACACGGAGAGCGCTGAGGCGCTGATTAAGGCGAAGCACGCTGAGGCTGTCGAGGATGAGCCTGAGGCTGAGCCGGAAAAGCCTGCTGAGGTTGAGCAGAAGCGGGGCCCTGGGCGTCCGCCTAAGAACGGCGGCTGATAGCCCATGCGTTTTCTGAGTGGAAGGGCCGCGAGCGTTTCTCATACGTTCCTGAATGATGAGGACGTTATCACCGTCCCTTCTGTCTCAGTGGACGTATGGCGCAACAGCGACCCGAGTACATATGTGACGCAGGTCACTAACATTACGCCGGTCAACGGCGTTTACACGGTGACCATTCCAAACGATAAGGCTACGCAAGGCGTTTACACGGCCCGCTGGACCGGGACCGGCTACCAAGAGACTTCGAGTTTTGAAATCGTCGGAGGCTTCCTGTTCACGGTCCCGCAGGCGCGGGCCGGAGACGTAGAGCTTGAGGACACGGCCCGCTTCCCAGCTGCCGACATTCGCGGTTATCGGGAAGTGATCGAGGCTGAGTTTGAGCGGATCACTGGCCGGAGCTTCACGCCGCGTACGGCGATTGTTGAGTTTCAGGCTGACGGCACTGACACGGCTTATGTCGGATTGCATGACTGCGCGGCTCTGGTGGCCCTCTCTGGGCCCAATGGGGCCCTGACGGTAGCCGACTATCACCTAGACGACTCAGGGCTTCTGAGCGGCCTACAGAGCTTCTGTGAGGGTGACCGGCTAACTGCCGTAATTGACTACGGCTTTCGCGTAGTTCCTGACGACGTGGCCCGAGTCGGAATCCTTCGACTTCGGACCATGCTGGCGGCTGAGCGCTCCGGTGTTCCTGACCGTGCCGTGACTTTCGTGGCTGCCGAGGGCGGAAATTTCACTCTCGCTACTGCTGGCCGGAGCGGCTGGGAGACAGGCATTCCCGAAGTAGACGCCACCCTGAGCCGGTACACCTATCGGATTTTGCGTGACGTACTGGGGGCCGGTTAATGGCGAATAGCGCGATTCAAGTAAAGGCGGCTTTCAAGTCTCGCGTAGACGCTATCCCGTCACTTGCGCAGGTTCAGCGCACATGGACATATCCGACGCGGGAGCCTGAACGGCGCTGGGTGATGATCGGCGGTATCAGCTGGGATTCCTCCGAATGGGCAACTAATCGGTCCCGTGAGGAAACGTTCCGTATCGCCGTCGCCGTGAATCTGCAAATGACTGCCGCTACTGCGGAAGAGGCTGAGACGGCGGCTGCCGCACTCATGGCGGATATTGAGGACATTCTTGATTCCGCTCCGAAAATCATTCCGTCTGTGGTGACGGCTGGATTCATGCCTAAGTCTCTTCTGTCGATTCCATCCACGGAAGCGATCGAGGCGCAATTCGAGGGCGAAGCCGTCTTTACGGCCCGATTCCGGTACTAGGAGAGCAATGAAGGACGTTACCTATGTCGGCCCGTATGAGGCGGTAATTCTGCCTGACGGGACCGAGCTTCCGAACGGCGTTGCCGTTTCGCTAGATGACAAGACTGCTGACTCGCTGGGCGCACGTGCCGATTTCAAGGTGAGCCAGCCGAAGAAGGAGAAGGCTAGCTAATGGCTTCCGTGTTCGATCAGTTTGTGGGACTCGCGGGTGAGTCCACTTATGGCACGCTTGTAGCGCCTGCCAGTTTCTACGAATTCCAGTCGGAGGGAATCTCCGGCAAGTATGAGCGTATCGAGTCCGAGGCTGTGAGGGCCGGTACTCGTGTTCTGCGGAATGACCGATGGGCCCCTAACCCGAAGGGTGCTGAAGGTGATCTGAAGCTTGAGGTTCTAGATAAGGGCTTTGATCTTCTGCTTAAGCACATGCTGGGCGCTGAGGCTCTGGGCACTCCGGCTGGTGGTTTCCAGACCAACACTTACACGGTTGGCGACCTTAAGGGTAAGAGCCTTTCGACTCAGATCGGGCGGGCCGACAATACCGGGACCATTATTCCGTTCCACTACAAGGGTGGAAAGGTTAAGGGGTTCGAGCTTTCCAACGCGGTTGACGGCATTCTGAATCTGTCGCTGGACATGGACTACGCCGGGGAGCTTATCGGCGCTGGCGCTGGCGCTCAGGCCCTGGCGACCCCGACCTATATCGCGGGCACGCAGTTGTTCACCTTCGTAGGTGGCGCTGTGACTATTGGCGGTACTGAGTTCGCCGTTTCCGATGCGTCGATTAAGGCTGAGAACGGTCTCAAGACTGACCGGTATTTCCTGCGGGGCGTGAACGGGACCACGAAGAAGGAGCCTCTTGAGGAAGGTCTTCGGGAGTACACCTTTGAGCTTAAGGGTGAATTCGAGGGCGTGACTCACTACAACCGTGTAGCGGCTTCTGTGGCGGCTAACGCTGTTGCGGCTATCACCCTGACTTGGGATTCCCCGCAGGGCGGACAGCTGCTGGTCACGCTTCCGTTTGGTCGGTTCGATGAGGGCCCGGTCAACGCTGACGGCATGAAGATTGTCGAGCTTAACCTTTCGGGTAAGGCTCTCACGGACGGCGCGGCTTCGGCTATCACGATTGCGTACAAGTTCCCCTCGCCGTAATGGATGAGTTCAAGGTGGACGGCCTTGGCGATTTCGCCAGGGCCCTTCGCCAGCTATCAGACGAATATCCCAAGGCAATGAAGGATGTCACCTACCGGCTAGGCCGGGAACTGGTGACGGAAGCCAGGAAGAAAGCCCAAGCAGATTCGCGGCTCGCCAACAAAGCGGCTAAGAGCCTCAGGGCTTCCCGCAGAGCTGACGCCGTGGTCGTGTCCGGTGGCGGCGGAAGGGCCCCTTATTTCAAGGGTGCCGAGTTCGGTTCGTACCGATACAAGCAATTCAAGACATGGCGGGGTAACCAGTTCGGCGGCTGGGCCGGTGGACCGGGTTACTTCCTGCATCCCGCTATCCGTGAATCGGGTCGGGACATTTTCAAGCATTACATGGACACGCTAGACGCTTTGAGTGAGCGAGCGTTCCCAGACTAAGACGTTTAAACGGAGTGGAGATAAAGGCAATGACTGACAAGGTAGCTTTGCGGATTGACCCCGACGCGCTGACGATCGGTGACCTTGAGGATTTCGAGGATGTTACCGGTAGCTCGCTGTTCGATGCGATCAAGCCCGTTCAGGTGAAGGACGAAGACGGCAACCTCGTGCGCGATGAGAAGGGCCGTCCCGAGACGGAAGTCAAGCTGTCGGCTAAGGCGCTTAAGGCGCTGATCTGGATTATGAAGCGGGCCGAAGAGCCTAACTTCACTGTTGACGACGCGCGGAACGTGCGCGTTTCCAGTCTCGAAATCGTGGACAACGGCGAGTCCGAGCCTGAGGGAAACGGCGAAAGCGGCGAGACCGACTAAAGGATCACGCCGCACTCTGCCACTTCTACCGAATGTCATTGCCCGAGCTAAGGGCACTAACCGTGTCCGAGTATTCCGCCTTTCAGGAATACATGAGCGAATACGAAAAGGCGAGGGCGAACCCTAATGGCGGATACCCGCACGCTTAAGGTTGTCGTAGTCGGCAACGGTAAGAGCGGACAAAAGATGCTCCGTGACCTTGGCATTGAGGCTGAGGGAGCGGGTAAGAAGGCCAGCGGGGGCGCTGGCAAGTTTTCGGCTATGGGCGCGACCGTCGCTAGGGTCGGCGCGTCTATGGCCGCTGGCGTTGCTGTAGCTGGTGTCGCTGCCGCTGGAATGATCTACAAGGTTGGGGCCAGCTATGAGCAGTCGCTGAACACGATTGAATCTCTGCGACAGTCCACAGACGCAACTACTCAGCAAATCGCTACCCGCCTTGAAGGAATGTCCGGCAGCTTCGCAAAGCTGGGTCTCTCGACTGGTGACGCCGCTAACGGCGTAGTCGAATTGGTCAAGGCAGGGCAGTCCGTTGATCAGGCGATGAAGTCGGTTAACGCGACTATGCAATTGTCGGTTGCTGGTCAGGTGAGTGTCGCTGAGGCTTCGGCTCTGGTGGCTAACACGCTGAACACTTTCAAGCTGTCGGCGGATAATGCTCGGCGGGTTTCTGACGCTCTGGCGAATGCCGCTAACGCTTCTAGCTCCGACATATCGGATCTTGGCTACGGCCTTTCCATGTCAAGCCTGGCGGCCAAGTCAGCTGGTCTGTCGATTGAACAGACGGCTGCCTCGCTGGCGCTGCTGTCGAATAACGGCCTGCAAGGGTCGGACGCCGGTACGTCGCTTAAGACAATGCTCATGGCGATGAATGCGCCGACAAAGGAAGCCTCCAAGGCGCTTAAGGATCTGGGCGTAAACGTCTATGACTCCAAGGGCAAGAGCCTTGATTTCCGTAAGGTTCTAACTCAGTTGCTCCCGGCTCTTAACAAGCTGAGCGACCAGAAGCGGAACGCGGCTATCCGGGAAATCTTCGGCGCTGACGCTATGCGAGCCGTGAACGCTTTCGCCTCCGAAGGCGTCAAGGGCTTTGACGGCGTAATGAAGTCGATCAGTGCCACTGGCACGGCGGCTAAGACGGCTCAGGCTAAGACAGCTGGATTCTCTGGTCTGGTGAACCGGATCAAGGCTCAGTCCACTAGCGCCGGACAGGCGCTGTATCGGGGCCTGGCTCCCGGCCTGACTGAGGTTGGTAACAAGCTGCTGGACCTTTCCGCTAAGGGCCCTGGCGCGGCTAAGAAGCTCTTCAGTTCGCTGAAGGGTCAAGCCTCCGGGGGCGGTGTCGGCTCCGCGATCATGGGCGAGTTTAAGAAGCTCGGCCCGGTGATTAAGGGATTCGTTTCCGCGATCCTTCCGGTTATTCAGAACTTCGGTCACAAGCTCATGGCGACCGTTGGCCCTGGCCTGAACGCAATCGGGAAGGTTATCGCTACGCAGTTCCTGCCGGGAGTGCGCGCGATCATCCCGGTACTGACTCCGGTCGTTAAGTTCATTCTTAACTTCCTCGGCAACGCTGTTATTGGCGTGGTCAAGGGTGCAATCAACGTCATTAAGGGTGTCTTCCAGATTCTGGGCGGCCTGTTTAAACTGATTGCCGCACTGGTTAAGGGTGACTGGGGCGGCATGTGGGCCGCTGTGAAGACGATCTTCTCTGGCGCTATCAACGTGATTAAGGGCGCTTTCCAAATCTGGATGAATATCGGAATCCTGTCTGTCTTCAAGAAGGGCATTCTTGGAATTCTGAGGTTCGGCAAGTCCGGATGGGGAGCGATCAAGGGCGTATTCTCCAGTGGCACAAAGGCTATTGGTAACGTCATGGGCTTTGTCATTAAGTTCATTACTGCGCCTTACAGGTTCGCTTTTCAGATTGCCAAGTCGATTGTTACCGGTTCGTGGACGTTCATTCGCGGACGCTTCGCTGGTGGCGTTGGCGGAATCCGTGGCGTCCTGTCGAAGCTCGGTTCTATCGTTTCGGCACCGTTCCGGGTCGCTTTCCAGTTGGCTAAGACGATTGTTCAGGTTCACTGGGCCGCCTTGAAGCTGGTATTCAGTGCTGGCAAGACTGCCGTTGTCGCAGTGGTTCAGGGAATACCGAAGCTGATCGTTGGCGTCTTTTCCAAGGCCGGTTCGATGCTTACCGGCATCGGCAGGAATATCGTTCAGGGCCTGGTCAACGGTATCAAGAATGCCGCTGGCGCAGTGCTCGGCGCTGCTCAGCAACTGGTGGACAAGATCCCCGGACCTATCCGTAAGGCTATGGGCATCCATTCGCCGTCGCGGGTAATGATGGAAATTGGTCGCCACATCGCTAACGGTCTGAAGATCGGTATCGAAAAGGGCCTTCCGGCCCTGCGCACGACCGTCGCGGCTCTCCGGCGCGAGGTCTACGCACTGTCGGATAAGAAGCTGATCAATAAGGGCCAGAAGCGGTACCTACTGGATCAAATCACGCTTGGCTATGCGGCTGCGTCAAAGAAGATCCGGGAGCAGGCAGCGGCGTTTAAGAAGCTCCAAGACAATCTGTCTAAGACTGTGGTTAATAGCCTCGCGGGTATGGCCGGTAAGACGGCTCAGGCTGTCACGGCTACGTTCCTGGCCGCGTTCAAGGGGGTTGCTGCCGCGTTCGCTGGTGGCGCTATCACGAAGACGGCTCGGGATCACCTGACGGCCTATCTGAAGAAGATGGACGATCGAGCCTTGGCGCTGGTCAAGAGGCGCGAAAAGCTGACCAAGATGCTGACTGCCGCCAACAAGCGGTATGCGGCTTCTCAGGCGAAGCTAGCCGCGTTGACGGAAGCTCGGTCCGCTATGTCCCAGTCGTACCGGGATAAGGGCCGTGAGTTTGCTTCCCTGTCGGCTGTCGCTGGTGACGGCACTGCTGAGAACCCGACCAATATCGAGGCGATCATTTACCGCTTCCAAAAGAAGCTGGGGGCGCTGAAGAATTTCCGGGCGAACCTCAGTGCGCTTATCAAGCGTGGGGTGAATACGGGGATCATTGATCAGATTATTGGTCTCGGTCCGGAGCAGGGTTCGCAAGTTGCAGCGGCTTTGCTTAAGGGCACGGCTGGGCAGTTGGCGCAACTGAATTCGCTTGACTATGCGATCGGTAGTGAGACCTATAACGGCGGCAATCAGATTGCCGGATCGGTCTATAACAAGTCGATTGCTCAGGCTAGCCGTCAGGCTGCTAAGGATCGTCAGTCTGTCATCAATGTTCAGATGACGATTCAGGGCAATGTGACGGCTGAAAAGGCTCTGGCTGCGACTATCGCCAAGGCTGTTCGTGACGAAATCGAGCGTGATAAGAAGCGGAACGGGAAGAAGTGATGAACTATGGCAACCCCTAACATCGTGGTCGAGGTTGCATTTGAGGATCAGCCGCTGGACGTGAACGCTACGTTTACGGACATCACGGAATATGTTGGGGGTTTCCAGGTTCAGCGCGGCCGGGATTACGAGTTCAACGAGGTTGAGGCTGGCACTGCCACTCTCAATCTCGATAACTCAGATGGTCGGTTCACGGCTGGGCGCACAGGGATTAGTCGTCACCTGATTTCGCCGTCGTACCTTTGTGGTCGCGGCGAAGCGCCGAAGGTTTACCCGCAGGACTATTACTACGCTTGGGTTAACGGGGCCCCTGGCGGGACGATCAATGATGTTCAGACGACTGTCAAGCCGGGAATGATTGCGTGGATTCCTGGCGGCGCTGGCGCTGGCCGCTATGAGGTTAAGGTCCCTCCGAAAGTGGGTGACGTTGCTCGGGTCACTGCTGGCACTAACTACACGATCCAATGCACAGCCCGCAGGAATGACACTACCCCTGAGGGCACCGGTAAGACATTCGCTTACCGGCTGGTCATGGACTATTTGAATGCTGACGGCACGTTCCTTACCGGCTATATCAAGAATATTTCCATCACGAACGTTGAGCAGACTTTCGAGTTTACGACCGTCGCGCCTACCAATTCAAAGTTTGTCGGTTGGCGTCTAGAAACTCAGGTGAACTTCACTGCTTCAGATATTGACTATCTGGAAATCCGGAACGTCACCATCTACAAGTCTCCGGTGAACTTCGCCGTTGAAACGGTCTCGCCGTACTGGCCTAATATCCGCCCGCGTCGGGCGGTTCAAATCTGGGTCGAGGACTACGGGGTCTTTAAGGGCTTCGTTGAGAAGTGGCCCGCGCGGTTTGATTCGACACTGGGCACGTCCGATGTGACGCTGGTTGACGGTTTCGGGTTCCTGGGCTCAGCGAAGCTGGCTGCCCCGATCGGAGCGTTTACACGCTCTAAGAATCCGCTGCTTTACTACCCGATGAATGAGGCATCCGGGGCCACGAACGTCACTGAGGTAATGGCTAACCGGCGTACCGGCGTTATCCGTGTCAGTCCGCTAGGCGGTGCCGCTTCTATGGGTGGCGAAGTCCTGCCGACGTACGGTGACGCTGGCGGCGGGAGCTTCTGTGTGACGACGGCTGACTACGATAAGGTCGGCGCAGTGCTCGAATTGCAAACCGTCAGTGATCCGAGAGTGTTTGATCTTGGCCGGTTCTGCATGTCGTTCTTCTATGACGGCACTCGCCCTTCCGCTGGCACCACGGCGACTCTGGTCTATGCGGAGAACGGCGAGATTTACGACCCTTCGGGCGGTTCAGCTAACCAGCTGGAATCTGCCGCTTTGAAGATTGAGGTCAGGGACGACGGCTCTATTCGGGCATGGATGTATTCTGCTGCGTTCAATGGCGGTATCGGCATGGATGCGGTTATCACTTCAGCCGCTAACGTGATCCCGAATGGCGGGCCCTGTCACATTATGCTTGACCGGCAGGACACCGTGCTTTACCTCTACGTGAATGGGACTCTTATTGGTTCCGTCACAAACATGATTCCTCAGGCGTCCCTAGCTGCGAACAGGAAGCAGGTCCGTAACCTTCAGATCGGCGGCCAGAACACGGCCCTATCTAAGGGCGCTATGGGCCTTGGCTGCTTCTCCAATCTGGCTATCTGGGGCGATGGTGGCCCGAGCCAGTCTGATGCTGCCGGTATTGCCGCGAAGCTGGCCGCTATGGGACTCAATAAGGGGTCGAGTATTGACCGGTCTGAGACGACTCGAATTGGCGAGATTCTCGATTACGCAGGCTGGCCTACTAGCTGGCGTTCCGTTGGCCCATCTGCTGGCAACGCTGATGCTCTCTCGGTTTCTACTCTGGCTCCGGCTGACTGGGAGTCTGGCGCTTCGGCGCTTGAGGTTCTACAGAAGACCGCGACTGACGCTGGCGGAACGGTCTCTATTGACCGTCGAGGGAAGCTGGCTTACCGGAATCGGCAGAGCCGGATTAACCCGAGCATCGTATGGAGTATCGACTATAACCTAGGCGTCGATTTGAGCTATGAGCCTGGTCTGTTCTTCGAAATGGATGAGGATCGGATTGCTAATGAGGTTATAGCGAAGCGGGCCGAAGGTGTTCAGGCTGTCTCGTCTGATGCCGCCAGTATCGCTGAATACGGGCGTCGTACCACGACGCTTGAAATCGGTGTGGCTACCGATAATGAGGCGGCTGACGCGGCGGCTTGGCACCTGTATAGGTACAAGGACCCGATGATTCGCTGTGACCAGCTGGTGATCAATTTCGCGGCGTATGACAGTGTTGGCGACTATTTCTATACGTCTAACGCTGAGATTGGAAACCTGATCAGGGTTGGCTCGCTGCCGGAGGCTGGGCCGTTCACTGAGGCGACTTTCTTCATTGAAGGTGTGCAGCATGACGTTTCCATTTCGGGTGAGACTCCGGAGTGGAAGACGACGCTTCAGCTTTCCCCGTCCACGAATACGAATGCATGTGTTCTGGATGATGCCGAAGACGCCTATCTGGATGACACGGCGATTCTGACTTACTGACCATTCTGCGATTGGGGTCAGGGCTACGGCTCTGGCCCCTTTTGTATTCCCCTGGGGGTTATTGATTGTGGCGACTGTGCCAACGCCTGCAACCTTTGTAGCGGGTGAAAAGCTTGCAGCTGCGAAGCTGAATACGAATATCAGGGATGCGATTTCGTTCCTGTTGAATCCGCCTAGGGCATACATGTCTCGCGCCTCAACGGCGCAAAGCATCGCCACGGCGACCTATACCGATCTCGTTTTCGATACCGAAAATTACGACAGTGACGGCATTATCAATTTCGGCACCAGCGCTACGGCTCTGATCATTCAGACGGGCGGCGTGTACGACATTCTAGGTCAGGTCTCGGTTGCGTCGAATGC